AATAGAGGACTTAATCTTTGGACAATACAAAAACAAACAGCAGCTCTTGCTGCTAACACTACTGAGTTAAGTGGTACAGCTTTGTATGGTGCAGCAGCTTCCGATGCTTCTCAAATTGTAGAGATAACAGATTTAGTAATTCGTGATTCAAGTAATAATGAATATTCTTGTTCTCCTATTAGTAGATCAACATATTTAAATTATACTGTTAAAACTTCTGGTGGAAGACCTACTCAATTTTATTTTGAAAAAACAATTAATCCTAAATTATTTTTATATCCAGCAGCCGATGCTGCTTATACAGTAGTTTATTATGCAATGTTAAGAATGAAAGACTCTGGTGATTACACCAATAATAATGAAATACCTTTTTCCTTTTTACCATGTTTAACTGCAGGATTAGCTTATTATATTTCTATGAAATACGCACCTGATAGAATTGGTATTTTGAAACAAGTATATGAAGAAGAATTTAAAAGAGCAGCAGATACTAACAGAGAAAATGTAAGCTCTCATTTTGTTCCTAAAATAGGTTTAGTTGGAGGATCTTATTAATGGGTAGATATGCTTCAGGAAAATTTGCTTTACGTATTTCAGATAGAGATGGACAAGCTTATCCGTATAATGAAATGGTACAAGAGTGGACAGGTGCTTGGGTACATAGATCAGAGTACGAACCTAAATCACCTTTATTAAATCCAACCAATCACCCAACAGATGCACAATCTTTATCACATGCTAAACCACAAGTAGTTAGTGTTACTGTACCTTTAAGCGGTATTAGTGATGTTAATCCTGTTACAGGAGTTAATGGTAATACTACAGGCATATCTTTAGGTATATCTCAAAATAGTTTTGATACTGCTATGCAAACAATTCAACAGTTTAATCCGATACCTGCTCCAGGTGCTATGGAAACAGTTCAAGTAAGAACAATGCAACCTTTATCCGCAACCTCTAATGCTAATCAAGATACAAGAGTTATTAGCAGACTAGGTACTGTAACAGTGAGTGTATCATGACAACATATTCTGAATTAGTAGATCAAATAAGAAATTATACAGAAACATCTAGCGATGTTTTAACGACAACAGTGGTAAATGACTTTATTAATCAAGCAGAGCTTCGTATATTTAGAGAAATAGATTTAGATATATTTAGAGCTTACGAGTTTGCTACTCTTACAGCATCTAATCCTTTTGTTGCTCTTCCAGGTTCTACACCAACGACTATGGCTTTTGTCAGGTATGCATCTATTTATCAAACTACAGGAGCTAGTGCCAATGAAAGAGTAAGACTACTTCAAAAAGATGTATCTTATATGAATGAATATTGGCCAAACAGAACATCTACAGCACAACCAAAATTTTATGCAATGTGGGATCAAAATACAATTTATCTTGCGCCGACCCCTAATCTTGCTTATAATATTGAATTAGCTTTGAATCGTAATGAAACGGGGTTATCTGTTACTAACACAACTACTTGGGTTAGTCAGAATGCACCACAAGTTTTATTATACGGATGCCTTATAGAGGCTTTTAAGTATTTAAAAGGTCCGTATGATTTACTTGCACAATATGATAAAAGCTATCAACAAGCCTTAGAACGCTTGCAAATAGAACAACAAGGAAGACGAAGAAGGGATGAATATCAAGATGGTGTTGTTCGAGTTCCTTTGCAGTCTCAAAACCCATAGGAGATAAAAATGGCAATATCACAGGCAGTTTGTAATTCCTTTAAAAAAGAATTATTGGAAAGCAAACACGATTTCGCAAACGGTGGTGATACTTTTAAAATTGCTTTGTTCACATCAAGTGCAAGTTTAGGAGCAACTACTACAGCGTATTCAACTTCAAACGAAATTTCAAATACATCTGGCTCTGCGTACACAGCAGGCGGCGAGACTTTAACTGGTCAATCCGTTACAGGTGGTTCAAGTGCTACTACAGCATTTGTTGATTTTAGTAACAATCCACAATGGACATCCGCTAGCTTTACAGCAAATGGTGCTATGATCTATAACACCACAACTGATGGTGGAAGTGGAACGACTAATGCAGTTTGTATTTTAGCATTTGGAGCTGACTTTACAGCATCAAACGGAACGTTTACAATTACATTTCCCGCTGCAGATACATCAAACGCTATATTAAGATTATCATAGGAGATCTAAATGGCTTTTGTCCTAAATGATCGAGTAAAAGAAACCTCGACTACTACTGGCACGGGTTCAATAGCTCTGTCAGGAGCACTTACGGGTTTCGAAACTTTTGCTGCAGGTATTGGTAATTCTAATACAACGTATTATGCAATAGCTCATCAAACAGCTAATGAATTTGAAGTAGGGTTTGGTACCTTAGATGGATCAAGTGCTAACATTGCTAGAACTTCTATTATCTCCAGTTCTAATAGTGATGCAGCAGTTAATTTTTCTGCAGGTACAAAAGATGTTTTCTGTACATTACCATCCGCTAAGATAGGTTTACCATCACCAAAAGAATACGGGTCATCTTCCAATCCTATTATTATTACAACAAAGGTTGGAACAAAAACAGCAGCTCATCCTTACTCAGGACAAGGATCATCTAGTGCATATTTTTTAAATGGATTAGAGTCACCTGCTATACAGTTTGCAGGAAACGATTCTTCCTATAAATATTATTACAGATTTGATCAGTCGCACTCTAGTAACTCTGGTCATCCTTTACGATTTTATTTAGAAGCGGCTAAAACAACAGCGTACACTACAGGAGTAACAACAAATGGTTCACCTGGTAGTTCAGGAGCTTACACACAAATAGCTGTAGACTCAGAAACACCTAATGCATTGTATTATCAATGTTCATCTCATGGTTATATGGGTAATTACGCTAACGCTATATCAAATAAAATAAATTCTAATTTAAGTACTATGGGTGAGTTATCCGTAGGCACTTTATTTAAAATGCCAACTAATACTGCTAATAAAATGTTGATAGCAGATGGCACAAGTTTTCAAGAAGTAGATATGTCAGGTGATGCAACAATAGCATCTGGCGGTGCTTTGACTCTTGCTAACTCAGGAGTTTCTGCAGCTAGTTACACAGCAACAAATTTAACAGTAGATGCTAAAGGACGAATTACATCAGCTTCTAGTGGAGCCGCAGGGGTTTCCGCTGGCTTTGTAATTGCAATGTCCGTGGCGCTCTGATACAAGGATATATATGGCTCAAGATTTTGAAAATGTTAAAGCAAGGAATATAGGAACTTCACCTTCTACTTTAATTACCGCTAATTCTGATGATGCAATTATTGGTATTCGTGTAGCTAATGTTGTAACACAAACTATTGCTGTTGATGTATATATTAGCAGTGGTGGATCAGACTATCATCTTGCTAAAAACGTCAGCATACCTCAAGGCTCCAGTATGGAATTTATTGATGGTGGTGCTAAGGTGGTATTGTTGTCAGGTGACGCAGTAAAAATAAAATCAGATACAGCTAGCTCTGCTGACTGTTGGTTATCGTATATAGATAGTATAAGTACTTAGGAGGGTAAATGGCGTATATTGGACCAGCTAATTCTGATCAATTTAAATCCATGTCTACCCAGACTATTACGGGTAACGGATCAGCAACAACTTTTGTTTTAAACACACCTGTAGCAAATTCATCAGAAATAAGATTCGTTGTAAATAACGTTGTACAAAAACCAGATGTTGATTATACAGCAAGTGGTACACAATTATCTACAGGCTCAAATGTATTGGCAGGTTCCGATGCAGCTTATGTTGTAAACGTAGGAGCAGCCGTTGGATCACAAACGCCCTCAGATGGCAGTGTTGATCACACAGCAATATCAGCATCCTTTAATGGTATGTATTTAAACTTGGCAACAGTGACTTCAACCATTACAATAACCTCTGCACAAAATGCATTTGTAGCAGGACCAGTAAACTTTACTAACACCGTAACAGTAGAAGGGACATTAACGATAATATAATGGGAACTTTATTCGTAGACAAATTAGATCCACAATCAGGAACATCATTAGAGATTGGTAGTAACGGAGATACAATTACGATTCCGTCAGGAGCTACAATTACTAATAGTGGAACGGCTACAGGCTTTGGAGATGTTAATTCTCCTGCATTTAGAGCAATAAGAACAAGTTCAAATCAAACTATATCTAATGCAACAACTACAAAAATACAATTTAACGGTGAAGATTTTGATACGGACAGTGCTTTTGACTCATCGACTAATTATCGTTTTACTGTTCCAAGTGGAGAAGCAGGAAAATATTTCTTTAATATGAGAGTTCTTGTAAATTCTTTTAGTGGTGGAACTGGCGCAGGTTACTATATTAAACCAATGATTTATAAAAATGGTAGTGTAGTTCAACAATTTCAATATTATGATTTTAGAGCAGGAGCAAAAGATATGTATGGTAATGTAAGTGTTTTTTTAAATTTATCAGTAAGTGATTATGTAGAAGGTTATATTTATAATTCTAGTGCGGATAGTGCATCAAAAGATATAGATGATTTTTCAGGCTTTACATCTTTAGAAGGCTTTAAGGTAACAACATGATAACAATTTTAAAAGGAGGTCTATATGGCAAGTCTATCAACTAAGGTTAGTCTTTATTGTACCGCAA